CGGCGTCTGTGGTGATGGTGATCCCCGTGCCCGCCACGAGGGTGAGCGTATCGGTGCCGCTGTCGGCTACCACGCTGCTCTGTCCTGCTACGGCGATGGTCTCGAAGCTGTTGGAAGCCGAGCCACTTGCGGAGATGGTGATGCTGTCCGCACCTGCGTCAGTGGTAAGCGTTACACCTGTCCCGGCCACGAGGGTAAGCGTGTCCGTCTTGGCGTCAGCGGCCACGGTGGTCTGCCCGCTTACGGCGACGTTGCTGAATGCGTTCTGGTTGACCTCCGCACCCGTGGCGATGCCGGACAGCTTTGTCCGCTCCGCGCTCGTGAGGTAGAGGTTGGTGGTGCCTTCCGCCAAATCGTCCGAGGTGGTCGCTCCAGCAACGTCAGTATTTTCAGCAAGCGTTAGCGCCACCTTCACCCCGGCGCCGGAGCTGTACAGCTTGATGTAGTCGCCGTTCTGCAGGTTGATGGGTTCCACCATCACGTCCACGTCGTCGTCCGGCAGGCTGGTAGCAGGCACCGTCAGCGGCACCTCGATGCTGGCGCTGTTGTCGTAGACGGCGAGGTGGTAGGTGAGTGCTCCGCCGCTTTCGTTTGCAATCCGGATGGACTTGACGTGCGTTGCCACTGCCGTAGCGGTGAAGACCGTGTCCGGAGATGAGGCGTCACTCGTGGCGGTGACGAGCTTGTAGTTGATAGCCATTTAATCTGCAAGATAGAATGCCCAGAAGTTGGAGGTGTCGCCGGTCCCTACGGATAGCCCGTCCACGGTGGTCTTGAGGGCGCTGACGTCCACGCCGTCGACGGTTCCGGTGATGGTGATGGAGCCGGTAATCTTGACGGCGCCGGTAACCTCAAGCGGCGCGGTGGGTGTCTCGGTGTTGATGCCTACGTAGCCAACGCCTGCGGCTGCGGTGGCCGTCATGGTGAGCACGCTGTTTGGTGTAGGCGTGGCGTCGTCCTGCAGGTACAGGTCCCACGTGCCGGGCGAAGATTCCCGCAGGCCCATAAGTGTGTTGCCGGAGCTGGAGGCCATGGTAATCTGCCCTTGCGTCAGCTCGACGTTCATGCCGTCCAGCTTGCTCTCTTCGTAGGTGATTTTCGTGCTTGCGTAGTCGTCGCCTACGGGTTGGAAGGTGTTGTACAGCTTTGTGACCAGCTCGTCCACAGCGAGCACGTCGCCGCCCACCTGGTACGCGTTGTTCAGGGCTGTGTTGAATGCCGCCAGCAGGCCGCCGTCCGGGTTGCCAGGGTAGCCATCCACCGGCGGGTTGACGTTGCGGCGGCCGCCGTCGTCGCTCGTGATGCCGGTCAGGTCGCGGGCGACAAAGAAGGACTCTACCTCCACCTGCCGCCGGTTAGCGTAGAAGGTCAGCTGAAATGGGAGGTACAGGTCGCCGCCATCGCTGAGCAGGTTGTACATCTCGATTGGCCCCTTGTAAAAGGTGCCGCGCTGCGTCTTTGTGTGCACCCGCTGCCCACCCAGCACCTCACGCACGCCGAGCAGGTGAATGCCTATAGCCGTGCTGGTGTAGTTGAGCGACTGCCACCCCGTCGCGAGCGGCAGGTCCGGCGCATCGACCACGCGCAGGACGCCGAGGCTGCTGGTGCTGATAGCGTCGCCGACGTACACTTTGGCCTGCTCGTATTCTACGCGGCTGCTCGACAGGCCGGTCGCTGTGAAGGTCACCTCGTCCCCGTTGGTTTCGTCCTCGTCCACCTGATCTACGCGGAGCAGCTGCACGTTGTAGTTGGTGTTGACGTTAGTCACAGACGAGGCGCTGCCGTTGAAGCTGATGTTGGCGATGGCCAGAGTCAGGTCCATGCCGTTGGAGGCGGCCGTCAGCTCGGGCGTGAGGAAGTCAAGCGGCAATACCATAGTGGTATCCCCGGTCAGCCCGCGGTTGACGTCGTAGTATGGCGTGATGACGTCGTAGGTGCTGGCGGTCAGTTCCCACGAGGTAGCCCCGTATGTGAATGGGGTGTAGGTGAGCACCTCGCCTGCCTCCATCTGGAAGTCGTAGGCCGTTCCTGCGAAGGTGGCCACCCGCTTGAGGTAGTAGTTGCCGACTTTGAGGGTGAAGCGCAGGCGGAAGCGGCGCAGGCGCGTGTTGCCTGTGGTCGTGTTGTCGCCTGGCTGCGTGCAGCGGAACGTGCCGGTGAGGCGGAAGATGCTGTCTGCGTCGAAGTCGAAGTCAGCGTCGCTGAGCGTAGTGCCAAACTCAGCTTTGGTGTGCAGCCCGTCAAAGATGCGCGGGATGTTTCCGCTGTAGTTCTGCGTCCGCACCACCGACTTGAGCGGCGGCAGGTAGCTGTGCTCGTAGCCGCGGAGCTTGATAGCGTCGCCGTCTATGGTCAGGGAGGTGGCGAGGCTGGTGCTCGAGCCGCTGATGGTGCCGCCTTTGGTGACCGTGTAGTAGTTGATGGTGTCGTCGTACTGGTGCGCGCCGATAGGCAGGAACCAGTACGTGCCGTTCGCCTGGAAGATGCGGGCATTGAAGGTGGTAGCGAAACTTTCGAGGATGGTGTAGATGGGCAGGAACTGGTTGACGCCGTCCTCGTCGGGGTTGTAGAATCCGTTGTGGTAGACGGTTACCTGGTTCAGGTAGTTGCTGGCGGTGGGCGCGTTCGCAGGGAAAAAGTCGTCCACGTACTTGAGCATCACCGTGTCGGAAGACCACAGGTGGCTGTGGCGCACCCACGACAGGGCGATGATGAGGTGCTCCGGCACGGTGTCGTGTCCTCCGTAGCCTGCGCCCGCGTTGTTGTATAGGATTTGCTGCAGGTTGCCCAGGTCATCGGCCGCCTTAAGCTGCACCCGCCGCGGCATAGCCTCGTCCACCAGCACGCACTGCTCGCCGAGCAGGACGCCACCCCAGTAGAGCGTGTTCGCTCCGTCGGGATCGCGGAAGATGCCCACCGTGAAGTCGCCTTCGGCCGAGGTGGCGATGGCGTTGAGGAAGTTGGTGTGAGCGGCGGTCGTCTCGGTGAACGGTATCTCCACGGACGAGCCGATGATAGGCTGGTATCGGCTTTGGTTGTCGCCTTCATACGACAGGACAAACCCGTCGGCGCCGAGCGTGAAGCTTGAGCTGGCGCCGCCGTAGCTGTCCTGGTAGATATTGATGCGCCACGTGTCGCCTTCGTAGTCCGTGAACTCGCTGTATAGTCGGAGGTTGTATGCCATTAGAATCCGCGGATGCGTGACCGGTCGCGGCTGGCCCGGTCGTTAGTGAGTAGGATATCGTTGCCGGAGATACGGCCGGTCACGACGACGTTCTGCTGCTGTGCTCCTGCCATCTGCAGGAACTCGCCCATGCGCTCGAAGGGGATGATGGCCTCCTTTCCGCTCCTGTTGTCGCCCACCATGGCGAGCGTCGGGCCCGTGACGAGGCCGCCCTGCGCAAAGGCAGGCACCCCACCGCCGGCGCTTTCGCTCAGGCGGGTGCGGGCATAGGAGCCGAGCGCCACGAGGGCGATACCTGCGGCAATGGCGAGGACTGGGTTCAGCGACTGCAGCGCCTTCTTGATGCCTTCGACGGAGATACCTACGCCGATGGCAATTTTACCCACCTGCACGGCGAGGTCGGCGAGGGTGCCGAGCACCATGCGCCCGAGGCCCTGCATGCCGTCGCCTGTAGCCATGGCCGTGCCGAGCATCTCCCCGAAGTTGTAGGCCATGCTTTCGGCTGCCTGCTCCACGGCCTGCGCTACGGCGCTGTTGAACTCTGCCGCTGCGTCGCGTGCCCGGTTGAAGGCTGCGACGTAGGCGTCCGCTCCTTCGATGGCCTCTTCGGTGACAGACTCGTCGGGCAGCTCGAGGTCCATCAGGTTCATAGGCGCAGGAGCTTCGGGCCCTTTGCCCAGGATAGCCTCCGCCACCGACGGCCCTTCGCCCAGGTCGGCGAGCGTCAGGGCGGTGTTGTTCATCTCCGCGTTCAGGTCCTCCAGCGCCTGCTGCTCGGCCATGTAGGCAGCCGTGTTGCGGCGGAAGGTCTCGTATGCGGTGTCGCGTGCGGTCACGTTGTTGGTGACTGCGACGGTGTTCTCGTCCTGCGCCTCGGTATTTGACTGCAGCGTCTTTGTGTCCTGGATGCGCTGCTGCTCCTGTTTGCTGGCCGTTTGGTACACCTTCTGTGCAGCCAACTGCTGGCGCTCCAGCTCGGTGACCAGCTTGCTCGTCTCCACGATCTGCCGCGCGGTGCGCTCAGTGACGTTGGCACCCTGCGACTCGGCGGCGCGCTTGAGGTTGTCGTATTTGGTGCGAGCGTTCTGCAGTTCACCGTTTAAGCGGCTCAACTCCTTGGCGGCCTCGTCCATGACGGAGCGGCCCGACTTCCCTGCGACGACGTTGTCGAAATCCTGTTTCGCCTTGCGCGCGTTGTCGGTCTCCGTCTTGTACAGCACCATGGCCGCCACCAGCACGCCGACAGCTGCTGCTGCAGCCACGTACGGGTTGGCGAGAATGGACAGGTTAAATCCAAGCTGAGCGGTCTTAGCCGTCAGCAGGGCGCCCTTGATAGTGGTGTAGGCGTTGATGAGGCCAGCCACCGCGATGAGGGTGGGGCCGAGGACAGCGAGCAGACCACCGACAACGAGCACCGTTGCCTTTGTCTCGTCGCTCCAGCTTTTGATAGCGTCCACCGCTTCACGCACGAAACGCACGAGCGGCTTGATGGCATCGTTGATGATGGCGCCGAAGTCCTCCGACAGGTTGCCTATCTCGTTGGCCAGCTGCGTGTAGGGGTCGACGTTGGCCGCTGCCTCCGCTGCTCCTCCAAACTGGGTCTCCAGCTCAGCAAGGATAATTGACTGCGCTCCGGCTACGTCGCCGCTTTCCGTGAGCGTGGTGATGAGTTCCTTCTGCTGTGCGGTGAACTGCACCCCGGCGCGACCGAGGGCCGTCACGCCTTTAATAGGGTCGTTGAGTGCTTTACCCACCTGCACCGACGCGCTCGTCAGGTCCGTGCCCAGGCGGGTCGACAGGTTGAGTATAGCTACCTGCGCCTTGTCGAAGTTCGTGCCGGTGACCTTTGTGAAGGTGAGCAGGTTGGCCGTGACCTCCTTGAGGATTTGGTCGTCGTCGTACAAGCTGATGCGCTGCAATCCGCCAGCCAACTCCTCCAGCTGTGCCACGCTGCGGCCTGCGGCCATGCCCGTAGATTCCACCGCCGCCTCCACCTGCGCGATAGCTTTGGCGCTGTCGACAGCGTTCTTGGTGGCCAGCGCCCCGAACGCCACAATCGGCGCGGTGAGGCCGAGCGACAGCGACTGGCCCAGACCGTTGAGGTCGTCGGCCGTGCTGCGCAGGCGCTTCGCTACACCCTGCAGAGCTTTGTCCAGCTCCTTGGTGTCGGCGCCAAATATGATATTAAGTACCGCGTTTCTCTTGGCCATGCTTCATAGTTTTTCCCATGCGGCCGAACAGGTCGGCCATCTTGGGGGTAATCTTCGGGGGTGGCGTGGCCCTGCGACGCTGCGAAGCGTACGGGTTGAAGTCGTTCCACTCATACGCCCGTGAATTCTTTCCGCGGTGGATGTTGGCCTGCATCGCCATCATCGCCGAGGTCCGCATCCACGCCAGCTCGTCGCTGTGCTCGTATGTGCGTAGCATGACCATCACCTCCCCGAAGGTACTACACCAGAAGTCGGGCGGCTTGAGGCCGCGGCGCAGAGCTTCGACGTACAGGGCTCGAAGCGTTAGCTCTTCCGTGGGCCCCGAGCCGTCGCTTTTTTTGGCGCGTCAAGTGCCATAGCTAGTCCCACCTTCTCGGTGATTTCTGACCAGTCGGTAGAGCCAAACAGCACGCTGAACTTCTCGAAGGTGATAGGCGGCTCGCTGTCGTTCAGGACGGCAGCCGTCCGCACCCCGGCCCAGATAAAGAGCGGCAGGAACTTCAGGGGCTTCTCAGCCAGCGCCTCCTGAAACGTGGTGAGCGACAGGTCGTGCTCCTCGCAGACGAGGTTCACGGCGTGGAGGTTCAGGAAGCACGGAAGCTCGAGGTCGCCCCCGAGCTTCACGTCGAATTGTCCGCGGAGCGTGTTATTCATGCTCCGAATTTACAGCGAGTTAGTCGTTGTTCGTAGTGAATGCTACGTTGGTGTCGTCAATCGTGGACTTCGTGATAGAGCCGTCGCCCTCGAACTGCACCGCGAAGGTGGCAACCTCGTTCAGGCCGGCGGTCTCCTCGTAGCTGGTGATGTAGGCGTCGCCCCACAGCATGACGTCTCCGTCTACTCCCGTGGTCCATGCGATGCGCACCTTGGTCTTGTTCTTCCAGATGTCGAACAGCTCGGCCGTGTTCTTCGCTCCGGCGCTGACGCTGCCGTACTCGATGAGACCGTCGCAGGACATGGACCACGACAGGGCGCTGGTCAGGATTTCGCGCTGGCCGTCGTTGTCTTTGGTCGTCGCGTCGATGACTTCCATAGATCCGGAGAAGGAGCCGGAAGTCGCGCAGGCGATGAGCTCGAAGTCGTCGTCTTCCGTAGCGCCGTCTCCGAAGGTCGGGCCTGCGTAGGTGAGCCCTGCGTCCGGGAGGGCGGTGTTGGAGATGTACACGCCGATGGCGTTAGAGCGGACTTTTCCAGTAGTTGCCATGATGGTTCAGATTTTTCGTGAAGATAGGGAGTGTCAATTATTTGCTTTTGCGCTGTACGATGTACCACTCGGTGCGGTGGCACACGAGCGTGATACCGTCGTAGTCGCGGTCCATGGTGACGGTAGCGGCCCCGTCGATTTCTGCGTCGTCAGCTACGTTCCCGCGTATGATGAGGGTGCGCTGGTTGCTCAGCCCTTTGCCGGTCTTCACGCGGATGACGCGCCCTTCGTTTGACGCGACGGCAGGGAGGCGCAGCGTGGAGGTAGCCGAGCCGGAGGCGGTGGCGTAGTCAGCAAAGAGCACGTAGTCGGCGGCGGTGCAGGTGTAGCTGTAGCCGTTGACCAGCGCCAGGTCTTGGATGCGGTAGTACAGTGCTCCGCGCAGGTTGAGGTCCGAGCCCATGGCCGCAGAGGTCGGCAGCTGCACCTCGCCGCGCTGCAGGTGCACGTCGAACTGCATGGTGATGGTGAACAGGTCGTCCGCCTCGAAGATGTCGGTGGCCTGCGTCGCGAAGCGGAGGCTGCTGATGTCGCCGCCGAGGTAGCCGTCAAGCGACAGGCGCACCACCTCGCCCAGGTCGTAGCACTGCTTCGGCGTGGTGCCTATGGCAGTCACCTGCACGAGGTGCTCATCTACCGTGGCGAGGGCGTCGTGCGTGTCTACGGGCGTGGTGTTGGTCAGCTGCACCACAATAGCAGGCACGGCGCTGCCTTGCAGGCGCGCGAGCGGGAAGATGCGGTCGGCGGTGGTGACAGCCGTCACGGCGGCGTCGGCCTTCAGGATGTCGATGATGTGGTTGATCATGTGAAGCCTTGCCTGTTTTTGAACTTGAGTATGCGGTCGATGGCGATGTCGCGGAACTTGGCCTCCGCCTGGTCCTGCGTGAGGGTCCAAGCGTCCTCGATGAAGTTGTTGGCCTCGGTGCCTGGGTGCTGGATGCCTGGCTTCTTCGGGGTCAGCCACTGCGACAGCCGGTGCACCTTGCCGCTTTCCTCGTTGCGTACGGTGAAGTGTTTGCGGCGTCCGTCCTGTAGCTCGCGGTTGATGCGCAGCCCTGGCTTTGTGCCTCCGGCCACGAGGTGGGCGTACTTGATAGGACGCTGCAGCTGTGGCATGCCGCGGTCCATCCACGCAGGAGCCGGGAGGTAGTAGCTGGTTTTCGGGTTGACGCGCAGGACCACGTAGGTGTAGCGCTTGTCCTTGCCTTCGACCACCTGTATAGCTTTGGCAAGGTTGCCCGTCCGGGCGCTGGCCATAGCGTTCGTCTGTGCCTGGCGTTTGGTGACGCCGAGCGCGGTCTTCATAGGACCGATAAGTGCCTTGGCGCGGTAGCGCAGCGGCATGCTCATCAGCTCGTCCTCGATGGCCTTCAGTTGGCGCCCGTCAAAGCCGAAGCTGCCGAGCTGCGATTTAATGACCTTGGACTTGGGCCTGATGTCCATCAGTCGCGCAGTTCGGTGATGAGCAGCAGCCCTTCTTTGCGGCCTATCTGCACCACGCCCACGATGTAGTAGTATACGCTGTCATGCATGATGCGCATGGTGGTGTCCACGTCGGAGCGGTAGCGGACCGTCCACTCGGTGCGGTTGAGCTGCACCGTCTTCATGACCTCGGTGACTTCGCCGCTGCTGCGATCGCGGCGCGACGCCCACACCTCCGCCAGCGTGCCCCACGTCGTCACGTCGTAGTTCCAGTCATCCTTCACCGTGGTCAGGCTTTGGATTTCTACGCGGCGGTCAAGCGTTCCTATCCTCATGGGTGCAGCAGACGGTAGGGTGAGAGCAGGGCCTCCACCGCAAAGGGTACGGCGGTGGCGATGGTGCCCGTGACCACCTGCTGGCGGTTCTCGTAGAAGTGTCCCACGAGGATACGGATGGCCTGCAGGATAGGCTTTGGCACGGACGCCTCGGGGTAGCCGATGACGCAGTTGACCTGCACCCGGTTGAGCGCGTCGTCGTACAGGTCCGGCGGGCTGACGAAACGGATGCGGGCGATTTGGCTATTCAGGTCGCTGTAGTAGTAGCTCGCCCCGAGCGTCTGCGTCGTGTTGGCCGTCGACAGGTAGGTGATGGAGGTGATGCTCTGCACCGGACCGACGGTGATGCCGAGCGGCGCCCACGCGTCGGCGTAGGCTATGGCTGCGACGTCGCCGAGGCGGATGCTGCAATACTCCTCGCACCAGGTGATAGCTGCCTGGCGCAGCGCGTCCATCAGCGTATCCTCGTCGGCGCTGTCTACGCGGCAGAAGGTCTTGAGGTCTGCGACGGTGATGATGTCGTTGAGCACCGGGGTGCCCGTGACCTTGACGGTGGTAACCATGGCCCGAAAGTACGAAAGCCCGGGGGAGTGCCCCGGGCCTTCGCCTGTGTGGTCGTTGCCTAATTAGGCAGCGTTGATGTCAATGATTTTCGAGAGAGCGCCAGCCTGGCGAACGTCGAAATCGAAGAAGCGGTTGACGTGCAGGACGATCTGCGCGTTGCCGGCAGCGCTGTACGGGTCAACCAGCAGGTCGATACCTCCGAAGTAGGCGAGGATGCAGCCCTGCTGGAAGTTACCGAAGAGCATCTGTCCAACTCCCGAGCTGGCGTCCACCAGGTACGGCGTAGCCACTGCCGGGTAACCGTTGAAGGTGTTGCTGGCGAGGTCGTACAGAGCAGAGACAGAACTTACCTGCGCCAGGTTCTTTGCGAACTTGTAAGCAGTCGGAGACATGACGTACCGTGCAGCTGCGAGGTTTCCACCTGCTGCAAGTACCGCCGATTCCATAGCCACTGCGATGGCAGCGGTGAGGGTCGTCGAGCCGTCCGTGGACTGGTTGTCGATGGTTGCGCCGTCGAGCGTGTCGAACGCTTTGGTGTCGATGAATGCGTTCATCGCGTTCTGCAATTCCTGCGCGATGACCAGGTCCACTGCTGCGCCGCCCTGGAGCAGGAGCTGCTTGGAGTAGGTGGTCTTCGCAGAAACCCGCTGCGGGCTCAGCGTCAACTCGTCCATCTCAAGGCCCGATGCCGCATTCGCGTCAACTTCGCCCTCAGCCGTTCCTGCTGCCTTCACAGACACGCGCGGGAACTTCACATTTCCGGTGAGGTTGCTCAGCGTGGTCGTGCCCAACTGCTCGATGACAGACGGTGCGCGCAGTGCTTCGATAGCTCCGCCCACGTTCACAGGAACAAATGCCGCTCCGTCGGTGGTAGCTCCGTAAGCGCCGGCCGTGAAGTTGTCGGCAGATGCGCGGAGGAGAGCTTTGGTCGGGATGGCCACCTGGCCGAGAACCTGCAAGCCCTGGGCCCGCATCTCACGCTGTGCCTCCTGTGCCCACTCTGCCTCTGCACCCTCCAAGCTGCGGCCGTTAGCTGCAGACATGATAGCGCGCGACAGGCTGAAGTGACCGTTGACGCGCTCGATTTCGCGCTTTTCGGTGGTCGATGCCGTGCCGCTGTAAGCTACGCGGGCGACCATGTTCTCGTGGTCCGCGCGGTGCTTGATGCGCTTGTCCAAAGATTCAACCTCGCCAACCAACCATGCAGCCCGCTGCTCTTCAGCTTCAGTCATGGTGCGGCCTTCTTTCTCGGGGTTCTCCACGAGGGCAACGTGCTCCTCGTAGTGCTTGGCGCGGAGCGCCTTGAGTTCATTCAAGTTCATGGTCTGGGGTTTAGTTTGTGCGAATGTACTGCGTTCCACTTTTACGGGTTCCGGAGCTACCGCCGGGGTCTCCTCAATAGCCTCCACAATTTCCTCGGCCACCTCGTCGGCTGGATCGGGCTGAGCCGCCTTCATGCGTGCCGCCACCGTGGTAGTGGGGTAAGCTGGGTAAGTCACCGGGCTGACGTCGAGCAGGCTGCCCATCTTGGTAATCGTGCGCAGGTTGGCTTTGCGGTCGTAGTCCTCGTCTGCAATCGTGAAGGCAAAGCTGGACTGCGAGATGTCGCCGCGCTTGATGAGCTTGTACAGGTCGCGCCCTTCGGTGGTGTCCGCCAGGCGTGCCGTGTAGCGCAGGCCGGTCTCGTCCACCTCGAGGTCGAGGGTGCCGTTAGTCGTCCGTGCCAGCGGGACGCCGGCGTGGTTGATGAGCAGCCGGACGTCGTCCTCCATTACCCCGTCAAACGCTCCGCGGGCGATGCGCTCCTTGAAGTATCCGAGGTCGGTGATGTCGTCAAACATGGCAGCGTAGCCGCTGACGGTTAGGGTGTCATCGGAGGCCGCACGGACCTCGGAGACGCGCAGTTCTACCGCCTCCCCATACTGGGCGCGGACCTCCTGCTCAAATGCTTCCTGAGTTTTCATTTGCTATTTTTTGCGAATATGCACCGAACTCCGACAGGGCAATTTGGTTGACCTGGACGGTGTGGATGTCGCCGCCTGCGACGGGGTTCAGGTCCTCCTTGGCGCGGGCCTCGTTGATGGACAGCACCCCGGCCTGCAGCATCTGCGTGTAGAAATTGGCACGGGCGGCCATGTCGCCGCGGTACAGGTCGGTCATGTCGTGGCGGCTGTACACCTGGGGCCGGTCGAAGCTCGCGATGAGCTTGCGGTCCACCTCCTGCTGCAGGCGGACGGCCCACGGCTGAATCGTGTGGCGGGCAAACTGGATGTGCTGCTGCTCGACGTTGTTGAAGGTCGACTGTCCTGGGACCTGCACGAGGTCGGGTGGCACGCTGAAAATGCGGCAAATCTCCTCCGCCTGGAACTTGCGGGTCTCGATGAACTGCGCCTCCTCCGGCTGTAGCTGGATGCTTTGGTAGTCCATGTCCACGCCGAGGAACTTGACGCCAGGGCCACCGTGCTTCCACGACTTGCGCAGCGTGTCCACCTGCTCCGGCTTCAGTGGGTTCTTCGGCTTGAGGATGCCGGTGGCCTGTCCGCCGTTGCCGAAGTACTCCGCCCCGAAATCCTGCGCGGCCTTCGTCAGCCCCAGGTTTTCCCGGTGCAGGCGCAGCGGCGACATGCGCATGATGTTCGCCAGCTCCAGCATGTTCTCCGGCCGGACCACGCCGACATCGCGGACGCTGTACACCTTCTCGTTACCCACCAGCTTCGGCTCCACGTCGTAGTAGTCGAGCAGGTCGAGGGCGACAGGGCGGCCGCTGTTGTCGCGCGTGATCATGGCATAGCCCACGCCGTACATGAGGGCCGAGCTGTACAGCCGCTCCCAAAACTCCATAGCCGTCTGGTAGCTGTTGGGCTCGTACTTGCACAGGTCGTAGGCCGGGTGCGACTCCGCCAGCGTCACCCGGTTGCCTTCGCGCAGGTAGATGTTCAGCGACAGCGAGCTGACGGTGGAGGCGATGCGGTAGATGCAGGCGTATACGGTCGAGATGGCGAGGGCGCCCTGCTCGCTGACGGTGATGCCTGACGCCGTCATGCCGTAGACGCCCAGCTCTGCGCCTATGGTTTGGCTGTCGAACTTGCCCACGCGGGCCCGCTTTTGGATGCCGAGACGTTCGAGGATAGTGGCCATTGTGGCGAAGGTAGGAACTACAGGGTAAACACTTCTGTGATGAGGTTGTCGTCGTTGTCGCTGATGCCCAGAGCCATGATGGAGGCGACGACGCCGTCCACCTGCTGGCCGAGCTTGTTGCGGTTCTTGCCTACCTTGATGTTGTCGGCAGGGTCGCGGTCAAGCTTGACGCAGCCCACCTGCCAGCGTAGGCAGCGGTTGCCGCCATGGATAATTTCGCCCGCCACCAGCTTCATCTCGAACTGCTTTGTGGGATAGCTCATGTCGTAGAAGCCCTGCCCAAAGGGTAGCATCTCCACCCCGGCGTCGATGAGCTCGGGCACGATGTAGGTGGAGAACTTGCGGTCGAAGGCGACGCCCGCCACCTGGTACTTCTCGCAGGCGGTGAGGATGTGGTCGCGCACGATGCGGTAGTCGGTGACGTTGCCGGGCGTGATAGTCAAGTCGCCGTCGCGCTCAAACGCCAGGTAGTCCACGCCTTCCGCCAGCTTCTTGCTGTGCGCCCGCTCCTCGTTCACGAACTGGTGCACTTTGAGGTAGTGCACATTCTTCTCCTCGTCCCAAAAGAGCAGGGCGAAAGCGGTGAGGTCGCGCGTGCTGGCGAGGTCGAGGCCACCCCAGCAGGGCAGCGTAGCCAGGTAGTCGTCATCGGGCAACGGTGCTCCGCCGCGCATGAACTCGTCGTCCGTGATCCACGCGGTCGAACTGCCGGTCCATATGTTCAGGTGCAGCCGCTTGAAGGTGTTCACGTGGTTGGGGTTGGCCTTGGCCTTCATCACCTCCTGCTCGAAGTACTCGGCGCGGCAGATGGAGCCGAAACCTGGGTTGGCTTTCTTCCACGTCTCCGGCTGCGTCCAGTCGTCGCCGGGGTCGGCGTGGTACAGGACCGGCAGGAAGGTCGGGTCGTCAATCTCACCGCGCTTTACGCGCATGGCGTACTCGTGCACCTCGTAGCAGATGGAGGCGGTGTCGTGTCCGGCGGTGGTGAGGGCAATGATGAGCGGCTCGGCCCGTGCGCCTACCGACGTGGTGAGCACGTCCCACAGGTCGCGGTTGGGCTGGGTGTGCAGCTCGTCAAAGATGATGCCCGAGCAGTTGAAGCCGTGCTTGGTGGAGGCCTCCGCGCTGATGGACTTGTAGAAGCTGCCCTTGTAGTGGATTTCGTTCTTCAGCACCCGGCACCGGCTGGCCAGCGTCTTGTTCTGCCGGACCATTTGGGCGGCGATGTCGTACACGATACGCGCCTGGTTGCGGTCGCCGGCCGCGCTGATGATTTCGGCGCCTGCTTCTTTGGTGCCCAGCAGCAGGTAGAGGGCGATGACGGCCGACAGGTTCGACTTCCCGTTTTTCCGCGGGATCTCCACGTAGCAGGTGCGGTACTTGCGCAGCCCGTCGGCACGCTTCCACCCGAACAGCGGGCGGATGATGTCGTCCTTCTGCCACGGCTCCAGCAGGAACGGACCACTGTGCCCCTTGACGTGGGAGCCGAACGTCTCGATGAACTGGACGGCGCGGTCGGCAGCGGCGTCGTCGAAGTAGTACTCAGGCAAGCAGCTCGCTGTATTCGTCATCCACCGGCGCGGCGTCCTTCACGAGCTTGTCGATGATGACCGACGCCCGCTGCCTTAGCTCCTGCAGCTGCTGGTACTCCGGCCGCGCCCGGCTGTACGTGTCTCCGCTCTTGCCAACCACCTGGTAGGTCGTGCCGTTGGTGTTGACGTACGCCTGCAGCTGGCTCACCTCCACCAGGACGCAGGCCAGCAGCTCGAGACGGACGTAGTCGTCCACCTTCAGCGTCTTGTAGGCGCTCCATTTGGCCACCAATTCAGCCAGCTGCGCCCGTTGCGCGTCGTTCATGTACTCCATATCGCGAAGGTATTTCCCCTTTTCCTTTTTTGGTCCCAATTTGTCCCGATACCATCCTCGCCCCACCAACTGCGCCGGTGTAAACCTTCCGCGCGCCCCATTTTCTCCACCCCCCTACCCCGTCAAGGCGTTGTAGGTCAGCGAATTGAATGAGGCACACGGTGTCAGCCCTTGTCAGAGGTCGCTCGCTTGCGGTTGTGGCACTCGGCGCACATAGGCTGGTGATTGCTGCTCTTCCAGAAGAGATCGGGACGGTACGCTGCCGGCTGTATGTGGTCCACGACTGTAGCGATGTGTTCGCATACGACGCAGACAGGATGCTGCCGCAGGAACACCTCGCGGTAGTTCCTCCACCGCTGGGAGTTGTACAGCAGCTTCGCCTGCTCAGGCGACCGTGCGGCGTGCCACCTGTTAGGCTTGCCGGATGTAGGCATCGTGGGCATCAGATGCCGAATGGTTGATGGCCGGTCAGCTCCACCAGCTTCTCCTTGATGCGGTCGAGGCGGGTGCACTGGTTCTGCCACTCGGTACAATTGTTGGTGAGGCCGCTGTTGTCAGCCAGCCATTGCAGGATGCGCAGGCGTTCACTCCTCAACTCCTGCACCTGTATCTCGTCCTCCGGCCTGATGTACCACTCGCTTGATACTGGCGTGATGAAGAGCAGCCGCTTTGTATCGGGATGCAAGGTCCACCAGCTCTTCCACCTTGTACGCTCGGTGCTGCTGCGCTCGTTGCATAACCTGATGAGCTCGTCCTGGCTGCTCACGTTCGAGAGCGCATCCGAAAAGCCACTGTTCTCCTGCTCGGTAAATGTTGCAGGAAACGCACTGTGAGCGGACGTTATCCTGATCCCATCGTGTAGCCCAAAAGCGGCGAGAGGCGAAATGTCCGGCCTGCAGGTTGCTGACGTGGTCTTCTTTGCCGCAGGTGAAGCAGCGGGCGTTGCCGTGTCTGTCTGCCGCTTCATATCGCACCAGCTTGCTGAACCACAGGTCTACCTTCTTCACTGCCTGGGCGTGGGTGAGCTTCCTGCCCTTGGGCTTCGCTTTGGGTTTGGTGTGCAGCTGCCGGCACGCCTTGCTGTCTTTCGCCATCGGCCATGAAGATACCGGGTGTTGGTTTGTATGGCTGCAGCTGGAGGACGTCGGCTATAGCGGTGAGGGACTGTGCGGTGCGCTCGGTGGCTGGCTTCACCTCCTGCACGTCGGGGTCGTACTTGGCGGCGTGTCGCATGCGGTGGCGTGCACGCTCGTCGGCATACTGGCGCATGCATGCGTACAGCTCGCGCGCTTTGAAGCGCTCGTACATGTTGTCGGGGCCGATCTGCCCGGTGCGGATGAGACCGAAGCAGTGACGCACCTCCTCGATGCTCCATCCGTAGTGCTGAGTCATCACGAGCATGCCATCCTGGAAGTCGACGGCGGTGCGCATGGTCACCTTGCACTCGAGGGCGTTGACCAGCTCCTTCAGGGTGTAGAGCAGGGCAGCGCTGGTGTCTTCCGGCCCCAGCTCCATCGCTGCACGGAGGGTCAGGCTGTCACTTGTCCGCTCGGGGAAATTTTGGTCCCCATCGGGTCGCCACAATTCGCGCAACATCGTCCGGAGTGATGTCTGGTCCACGTGGGCGCTCAGGGCGTGCTGGCTGCCGTTCGTTGCGGATAGGGAAAAGCCCTTGCCATCCGTTGGCGATTGACTGGGCGATGATTTGGGTTGCTGTGTGCTCATTGTCCTGGCTGATTTGTTGGAGTCGGTGTAGTGCGGTCTGGAGGCCGCGGGTGGTGTAGGGCTTGATGCGTCGCTCGCGGCGATCGGCCTCCCACTCCTTCCAGGCATTCATAAACTGGTCAGAATTGAAAGGCCAAACCACCTCGCGCGCGCGCGTTTCTCTTTTAACTTCTCTATTAACTTCTTTATTCTTCTTATCTATTATGTGGACGTTCGTGTCGGTACCCCCATGACGTTCGTGTCGGTACCCCCCCGACGTTGGTGTCGGTACCCCCACGACGTTCGTGTCGGGGGGTGACGTTCGTGTCGGTAGGGTCGCCGTGACGTATCGCTTGATGGTCTCGCCTTCCTGCTGGATACGTACGGACAGCATGCCCGCCTCGTGCAGGCCTTGGATGGCCCGTGACACGCTGCGCGGTGAGATGTCGAGCATATGCGCCAGCTTCGCGTTGGAGCGGTAGGCCTGCTGCCCGTTCTGCTGGAAGGTCCACGCGTCGGCCCAGATATACAGCTGCACGGCAGAGAGCCGCCGCAGGTGCGCGGCAGCCTCTGTCGGTAGCTGGAGGTAGTTGTTCACCGTTGTCCGATGCTCTGCAGGTACTCCTCGTGGTACAGCACCTCGCCCATGATTTGGGTCTCGGTGACGTTGCACTGTTGCACCATGGTCGGCATGTGCTTGAGCAGCCCGCGCGGGTTACGCTTCAGCCAGTTGGTGATGGTCTGCGGGCTGACTTTGAGCTTGCCGGCCGCCATGGTCAGGCTGCCGTAGTGTTTGTTGAGGAACGCTTCCATGCTGCTCACTATCATGTAGTTTTCGTCAGAAAGGCAGGTCATTGGGCGCTGGTGCTGAGGGTGGTGCCATCCGGTTGGTGGTGCGTCCTGCGGCTGGCTTTTTGGCCGCCTCAGGAGCAGGTGCGGCCTCCGGCTTCCCGGCGTACTTCAGCTCCACGTAGTAGCGGCCCTGCCACTCCCGGCTGTTCAGCCAGCATTCGAGGGTGATGGGGTAATCGGGCACCAGTGCCAGGGCTTCATCCACGTCGTCCTTCTTAAACGTGACGGGGTAGACGTTGCTACCGCTCTCGATAAGCACGTCGCAGACGGTGAAACCTGAGGGGTAGGTCTTGGGCTCTTGCACCGCCTTGACGGTGCCGTTAATCGTTAGTTTCATGGGTAAAGGATTTAATAAAACGTGCCATTTGTGTTTGTGTCCATCGGCCGCGTGAGTCGGGCCGGTCGAGGTGCGCGATGAGGCGCAGGTTTAGGTGGTGGTAGGTCTGGTCATCCATCGGCCCGTACATGATGGCGTCGAGGGTCGCCTCGTCGTCCCACAGGACGGTGCACTGCATAAGTGACTCGAGGCGAACACGTCGCACCTCGATGAGCGTGGTGCTGTCCAGCTCTGCCTCGTCGAAGAAATCGTCAAGCTCGCTCATCGGGATTGCCTAGGATTTCGTCCAGGATAGCGTCGACGTCGTTCGTCCACAGCTTCTTCTCCAGGTTGCGGATGCGTGCGTTTGCTTTTGCTAATCTCCACCGCAGGTCGATGTTATTCACTAACAAATAACCGAGCACGATAACGCCTATAATCCATGCCCATATCGCGTGCAGCTCGGTTATCATAGCAGCCACATGATTATGCGGTAACCAAGGACCAGAAAGAGGCCAATAATGACGAAAATACCGACCATGAAAAGGAACTGTGCAAGGAAGCCCACTGTCTCAGTGAGCATGTCCTTCATGTTCTTGCGTAGCTGGCTCATAGCTCGTCCTCACCTACCGCGCCCAGTTCGTACATGCCCACCAGCTTGAGCACCACCCGCGACAGCGCGCGCTTCTCGCACATGGCGACCGGGTAGGGGTTGGTGTTGTTGGCCTTGCTCGTCTCGCCAAAGCTGGAGATGAAGTGCTTGCTGCCGTCCTTGCGGAGGATGGTGCCGGTGGCCTTGATGACGTACCGGCCGGCCTCTGGGTCGGACCACTCCAGCACCGTCTCAAAGGTTACCACGATGCCGAGGTGGGCCTGGAGGTAGTCGATGCCCTGGCGGGTCACGATGATAAACCCGCGTTTGTCCTTGTGGAAGTGGTGCGGCGCCATGTTGTACGCCGCTGCCAGCTTCCGGAACTCCTCAACTGGCTGTCCCATGGATGCGTCGGTCGATGAGGGTGAGTGCCATCCCGATGCCGAGCGACAGCTGCGGGTTGAGGGCGCTGATAGCGCTGTTTACGCCTTCTAACTCTGCGCGGAGGTCGCGCATGGCTTGGATTGTTTCCGGTGTCATTGCTTGATGGTTTCAAGGTTGATTGCCTCGTCTACGGAGATGGGGTCAAAAGGTTTCCATCCGAGAATCTCGAAGGGTCCGCGGAGGGGGTCGGTGCCCCACCAGCGGGCCTCGCCTTGGATGGTGCGATCTACCTGGTACCGGATGCGCGAAGGGTCTCCTACGGCCTTCCAGCGGTATGCGATGAGACACCAGGTTTCCTGTGTAGGCAACTCTTTCCAGTGCTTCCAGGTTGTGAAGTCAATGTCAGACATTGTGGGTGTGATTTAGCGTTAATGATGGGATTTCGCCCCATTCGGGTAGGTTACCACTCAATGGTGTACACGCTTGGCGGAAATGGAGGCGCTGTATTGTGTTTTTTGTTTGGGTCTGCTGGCAGTTGTTCTAACTCATCGCCAGCTATCATGATAGCACGTTCAATGAGGCCCATGTCCTCTGCATTTAGAAAGCTGTGGTATTTCCGCCTCACAAGAACAAGTGCCTCAAGTAGCTGAGGCGAGGCCTGCACCAGTTCTGCGTTCTTTATCATCTCCGGTCCGCAGCAGGTGCTCACGCGTGCTACCTGCGTTTTCAATGCCAGCCCGTTTGGGTGGTTGTCGTATGCCGGACCAATAGCCCACTCATGGCAGTCGGCATTGGGGTCTTTCCCAAACTTCATAAACCACGGGCCAGGAGTGTGGCGTGCTTTGTCTTGGCTCATTGCTGCTTGTTATTAGAGTCAATCTTGCGGATGCGGTCCCAGCCCAGCCAGCGCCCGCTTGATGCGCTCCAGCCGCTCTTCCATAGTCAGCTTTCTGGCGTATCTCCAGCAAACTGGACGTCCGCAAAAGTTTGATTCATCTTCGGCATACCCCATTGTATAGTGCATCATACCACCATTTGGCGTCGGGATGCCCAAGAGATAAAAACGAGGTGGCTCCCAAATTGCTCCTTCCCCATCCCGCACCTGCACCATGTCGCCGTATTTGAACTCGCTCATGACTGTTGGATACGCTGGTGGTCGTTTGACATCACAGATTGTGACCTCGTGTTGTTGTAGTACGCCGTGCGCAGCTTCTCGCGCAGCTGATACTTGAAGTCCTCCAGGATGCGCTCGAGGTCGCGCTCCCATTGCAGCTCCTCCTGCCAGGCGTTGAAGCTTTCGGGCGCCCGCTCCGGCATCGACGTGGACGCGACGCGCGGGCCGTTGGTGGTGTAGTGGTTGTGTGCCATCACTTGTTGAAATTGAATCGTCCGGGGTGTTTGGCTTCGATGCGCTCCTTCAGTTCCTGCACCAGTTCGGTGAAGCGCTGCTCGTAGCGGAGGGCTTCCTCATACGCTTCCTGTGTGTAGTGCCGTGCCATCAGTCAAGGTCTTTGAGGTCGTTTAACACTTGTTTGGCCTTCTGCACGACGAGGTAGTCGATGCTGCCTGACTCCACCTCCACGATGAAGCTGTGGGCGATGGAGTACATCTTGCGCAGGTTGATGTAGTCCTGCTCTAGTGCTCGGTAGTCCATCAGTCGCCGCTGGTTTCGTCGAGGTAGTTATCAATCACCGCCAACACGTCGCTGCTGTGCTGCATGAGCTCCGTCACGTCGATGTTCAACTTGCCGCACCACAGGGTGGCTTTTGTAACCTCGATGTAGCTTTCATCCGATCCCGGACCGCTCGTGTCGGTCCACACTTCAAACTCAATCTCAAACGTCACGTCGTCGACGTCCAAGTCGGCGATGGTCATGGCGATGTAATCTTTCACAGGGAGATGCTTTGGAGGTTCCAGTATGCGGTGTCGGGGCTGAATGGCATGAAGCGGAGGCTTGCGAGGTTGCGGCTGACCTTCTCGTCGGCAACGAAGCCCTGGTCTGTGATGTAGTCGATAGCACGGTTGGCCACAGCTACGAACGGATGCCCCACAAGGCCGAGCACGTTCACCAGGACAAAGCAGCCCGCGCCGCTGACGCTGATGTTGGCATAGGCCACGGAGTCGAGGGTTCCCAAAGCGTGAACTACCTCGTGCCAGTCCTTGATGCCGGGGTTGTCTTTGGCGTCGAGGTCGACCTGCACGAGGCCGGAGCTGTATTGGAAGTCAGCGGACCGGCGGGTGTGGAACATGCCGTGCGGCATGATGGCCGCGCTGTCCTTCTTGTTGGCCCGGTGCTCGTGGTTGGTGGCCAGCCACTCGCCGAGGTTGACGGAGTGCACGTGTGGTGTCATTGCACCGCGGCACGCGCTGACGGTTACGTCGTAGAGGTTCATGATGTGTGTCTGTTTGATTTGACTCGGCAATGTTACAGCCCGTTCCGCATCCCTGCAAACTTTTTGCAAACTTTTTTACAGGTAAGGGCAAATAAGTAGCCCCACCCCCCGTTGGGGGCAGGGCTCACCAAATCAAACAGAATCGCCTATGTGTAGTGTGCGTACTACTCCGCGAAAGATAGGCATAAAGGCGTCACAGCCACCGCACAAAGTGCAACGGCCTGCCAGGTGATGCCATGGGCCATGATGTCGCTGCATGCCGTGAGCGCGATGACGCCGCCCACTGTCCGCTTCGCCGACCACCGCCGTAGGTCGCCCTTTGTCTTGAACACCTCCGTAAAGTCGAACCGGCTGACCAGCTTCAGGAGCGCCTGCACGCCGGGGTTCACGGCTTTGGCGTGGGCGTCTTGCCCACCACCACCGCCATCAGAATCTTCTTCAGAATGTCCACCACCGTGTCGTCCTTCGTGGTTGAGGTGAGGGCCGTGATGGTGCCCATTAATCCGATCAGGGCCAGCGCCAGCTCTGCCCAGTTGTCTGCGAAAAAATCCCACATGTTGAGGTGTTGGTTAGTGTGCTTCGGTGAAGGTAGTGATGTGCTTTATTTTTTCCCTGCCATCGGTTCGCACGCGGTGGAACAGCACGTCCATCCACCACCCGCCCAGGCGTGGCTGAGCGAAGCCCTTTTCCACCTCCCACCCGGCGAAGCGGTCGAGCATCTTGTAGCTGCCCAGCTTCACGTGGTGGACGGTCTCTTCGCGCAGCTGCATGTCCCTGCCGATGCGCTCCACCGTCATCGGCACGTGCCACTTCTGGTGGGTGTGACCGCTCACGATGACGTCGGCATCCGGCCACTCCTTCTGGTCCAGGTCGACGTTCAGCACTCCCTTCGAGCGTGGCGCGTTGCCTCCGTAGCCGTGATGAAAGTGCATGAGCATCGGTATCTTGTTGATGGTCTCGGCTCGTGAAATCTGCACCTTTATCCACCCGCTGTAACTGCCTGGCGAAACGATGCCGCCCATGCCCTGGCACAGCCGGTCGATGGGTGAGGTGGACAGCCGCTTCTCGATGTTGGTCTCGTGGTTGCCGCGCCCCATGAACAGCCACCGGTCAGCGTACGGCTTGAGGAACTCGATGCTGTCTTCGATGACGTCGTCGAGGTAGGTGATGGACTTGTACTCCGGTCGCAGTCCGCTGTAGCTGCGCCGTGGATCGTACATGCCCTGCATCAAATCGAACCAGTCCCCAAAACAAAAGACCGCGGCGTCTCTCGCCACGGCCTCGTCGAGGTGCCGCTTCAGCCGGTCTCGGTCGCACTTGACGCTGTCGAAGTGGACGTCGGACAGCAGGAGGAACCTGGCCGGCCCGTCGGATGCGTTGCGGGTGTAGGCCACCGACCACGTGGTGGGTCCGTGCTGCTTGAGCTTAGTATGTCCAGATGACGTCTTCAGGGAGGCTGGGGTCGTTGTCGACATGGATGAAGGTGTTAGCCACGCCGATGCGGTTGAAGCCTGCTTTGATGCAGGCGGCGAGGATGGCGTAGCGTTTGGAGCTGTCGGGGCAGTGGATGTCCGCTGCGAATCCGCGCAGGTGTGCGCTGTTCTTAGCTGTCTTGTAGCCCTTCTTCGCGAGGCTGTTGTGGTGGGCCTGCGTGCGATAGCCGCTGTTAATCTTGAAGGGCACCCCGGCGAGGTGGCGGGCCTCGTCAATCATAGCCAGGAACTCCTTGTCCATCTTGGCGCCGGAGCCGGGCGCGTCGGGGCTGTCGAACTCGGTCAGCTTGAAGTATCTCATGCGGTGGGTGTACCAGTTCAACGCTCGAGGCGAGCCACCAGCTGCGCGAGCGTGAGCTCAATTTTGTGGATGCTGTCAACTATCTCCCGGAGCTGCTTGCGTGTGTCGTTGTCGTTCAGCTCCAGCTGGATCACGCGTGACTTCAGCCGTGCGACGTCGTTGCTCATCTTGACGTAGATGCCAGCCACGGCGCCAAGGGCCGCGAATAGTGAGATGACAGTATCGATGCCCATGGCGGCGAATATACTGCAAGTGAATTACCTGCCTTGTCCTTTGTACGGCTTGCGCCAGTTCTTCCCGCGCTTGTGTGTGCCCTGCTTTGTCTTAGCGTGGACGCCGGGCCTGCTCACCTGCCGCTCTATGCGGACGGGCTGGGCTTGTGCTTTAGCCTTGGCCAAGGTTGGGGTCGTTGTTTTGCCATTCGTCCGTCTTGCTCAAGGATGCGGCCTCTTCGCGGGTGAGCACGCCGGTCTTGTCGGCTGGTTCTTGTTTGTACTCAAGAATAAATTCAGTGCCCGCAAGGTTCCACAGAACGGTCTGCCTAAACAGCAGCCACGGAACGCTTGGAAGTTCCTCAAGGGTGTACAAATGGTACCAGTATTCGTTCATAGCCCGTAATTTGACTTTGTGCTTTGATAGTTGTTGTCTATTTCGGTGGCGCTTAAGGGTCGATTATAGTTTGTAATCTCGCCTACGCGAATGTTGTTATATCTGCCCAATGTGCTGTTGATAGAAGCAGCACCAACCACGGGCTTCAGGAATGAAGGTATATCGGTCCACGTTGTGCCGCTAATCGAATGATTTTCCGTTACCACTTGAACCCCGTTTTTGTATATTTTATAAGTTGCTGTCGTGCTCGAGTTGTAAATAAAAACCATGTTTAACTGAAACCACGAACCCGTTGGTACGGTCTCCGCGTAGGTGGTACGCGTGTCTACACTTGCACCCCCTGCACCAAAGCGAGCAATACCCATAAAATAACCTGCACCGGTTCCACTGCCTGCGTCTGTGTTTCTGTTGTCAAGATCGTAGTATCGCGTTACGATTCCTGTGCCACTTACAAACTCGCTAAATATAAGCGCATCAAGAACCGCAGGACTTGTGACATAGTATATCCAAATGGACCACGTAAAGCCTGTAGTGTTTAAGTCAAACAGCGTAGTTGACGCGCTGCCTATCATGTAATCATTCACCCCGTCAAACTCGAAGTATCTGCGGTCTCCACTTGTGGTCCACGTCGGCCCGGTTATGGTAAAGTTGTACCCGCTGTTAGATAGGTCTGTCCACGTGCCTCCAGAGCCGCTGTAGCTGTCGAGGTTGTACGCGTCTAGGTACAGCTTGAGACCGTCGGTGATGATAGGGTAGCGGCGGCGCCCTGCGCTTACTGCCTTGAGGAACATCATACCAGTGCGCGTTCTCCGGTTAAGGTCCAGACGTTTTCCGCTACCCGCTTGAGAGCGATGACCGAATAGCGGGCGAAACTCTTGAGGGTCTCGCTGCTGTTTATGGTCACGCCGCTACCGGCTGCGATAGTTATCTGCCCCGTGTTGTTCTGCTCGAAGTAGATTTCCGTGTCTGCCGCCCATGTCACGTCTGCCTGTGGAGGTACGGTGATAGTCACCGCCGTCGTGCTCGTCGTTTGGATGTAGTCGCCTGCATCTCCAAGGACGAGGGTGTAGGTGGTGCCGGACTGGGTGCGGACGGCGCTGTAGCTCGCGCCGCCAGATGCTGCCACCCACGACGTGTTCCCCGATCCATCGGTCTGCAACACGTAGCCGTTGGTACCGTTGCTGGTGGGCAGCGTAAATGTGACGTTCGAGGCAAGCGTGCTGTTGACTGCCAGGCTAACGTAGTTGGTTCCGTTGTCGCTGGCTTCGTAAAGCTTCACCGCCGCCCCGTTGGCCGCAACTTGAGCGCTCACCTCAAGGTTGTAAAGCAGCGAAGTGTCAGCGTTCCAGACAGCGAGGTCACCAAAGCCGTCGAAGATGGTCAGCGTCTCGCCGTTCAGTTCAATTTCCCTGGCGCCTTGCAGGGTCACGTCGTCGTTGTCCAGGTTGGCGCTGTCAAAGGTGATGGTGTCCGTGGTGGCGTTGGTGGTAATGGTCATACCACCTCCTACGGCGAAGGTCAGCGTGTCGGTGGTGCTGTCGGCCACCACATTGGACTGCGTAGCTACAGCGATAGTGCCAAACGTATTGGGCGCCGTCACACTATTGGTGATGGTGACGGTGTCCGTACTGGCGTCAGTCGTCAAGGTGATGCCAGTACCTGCCGCAAGGGTCAGCGTGTCGTTCGTGCTGTCTGCCGCGACGGTGCTCTGTCCACTCACCGCCACGTTGCCGAAGGCGTTGGCACCCGTTGCGCTGTTGGTGATGGTCACGCTGTCGGCACCGGCGTCTGTGGTGATGGTTATGCCCGTGCCCGCCACGAGGGTGAGCGTGTCGGTGCCGCTGTCGGCCACCACGCTGCTCTGTCCTGCAACGGCGATGGTCTCGAAGCTGTTGGAGGAAGAGCCGGACGCCGCGATAGTGATGCTGTCCGTGGCTGCATCAGTGGTAAGCGTTACACCTGTCCCGGCCACGAGGGTAAGCGTGTCCGTCTTGGCGTCAGCGGCGACGGTGGTCTGCCCGCTTACGGCGACGTTGCTGAATGCGTTCTGGTTGACCTCCGCACCCGTGGCGATGCCGGACAGCTTTGTCCGCTCCGCGCTTGTGAGGTAGAGGTTGGTGGTGCCTTCCGCCAGGTCGTCCGAGGTAGTTGCCCCGGCCACGTCCGTATTCTCCGCCAGCGTTAGCGCCACCTTCACCCCGGCGCCGGAGCTGTACAGCTTGATGTAGTCGCCGTTCTGCAGGTTGATGGGTTCCACCATCACGTCGACGTCGTCGTCCGGCAGGCTGGTGGCAGGCACCGTCAGCGGCACCTCGATGCTGGCGCTGTTGTCGTAAACGGCGAGGTGGTAGGTCATCGCTCCGCCGCTTTCGTTCGCGATCCGGATGGACTTGACGTGCGTCGCCACTGCCGTAGCTGTGAAGACGGTGTCCGGCGAGGAGGCGTCACTGGTGGCAGTGACGAGCTTGTAGTTGATAGCCATTTAATCTGCAAGATAGAATGCCCAGAAGTTGGAGGTGTCGCCGGTCCCTACGGAAAGCCCGTCCACGGTGGTCTTGAGGGCGCTGACGTCAACGCCATCGACGGTTCCGGTGATGGTGATGGAGCCGGTAATCTTGACGGCGCCGGTAACCTCAAGCGGCGCGGTGGGTGTCTCGGTGTTGATGCCTACGTAGCCCACGCCTGCCGCTGCGGTGGCCGTCATGGTCAGCACGCTGTTCGGTGTAGGCGTGGCGTCGTCCTGCAGGTACAAGTCCCACGTGCCGGGCGAAGATTCGCGCAGGCCCATAAGCGTGTTGCCGGAGCTGGAGGCCATGGTAATCTGCCCTTGCGTCAGCTCGACGTTCATGCCGTCCAGCTTGCTCTCCTCGTAGGTAATCTTAGTGCTGGCGTAGTCGTCGCCTACGGGTTGGAAGGTGTTGTAGAGCTTTGTGACCAGCTCGTCCACAGCGAGCACGTCGCCGCCCACCTGGTACGCGTTGTTCAGGGCTGTGTTGAATGCCGCCAGCAGGCCGCCGTCCGGGTTGCCAGGGTAGCCATCCACCGGCGGGT